TTACTGTATGCGCCCTTGGTGCTGACGAACTTCGTCCTCGATCTCATGGACAAAATCGTCGATTTGATCTTCCTCGAAAACGCGATTGTCGAAAGGTACCTGACGCAGGATCTCTACCGCGTTCTTGTACGCCGGAACCAAAGACGCACTCTGCGGGCGACCAACGAGAAAATGCACTTGGACATCTTCGGTGGCGCCAACTTTGACTGCAGAAAGGTGACCGAGCCAGCGGCGTGCCTTGTCCTTGATGTTGTCCGCGTCCGAGAGATCGAAGGATAGCGGCTCGTAGACATGCCAGCGACCGTTCTTCCAAGCATGCCGAAAATCGACAGCATCGGTGCTTCCGTGGACACGTTTGGACTCCAACGAGACCTGCACGCCTTGCTCCTTCAGCTTCGCCTCGACTGGTCGCCAAACATCCTCATCCGACCTGCGTCGTTGCGAAGGACGATCGTAGCGAGTTATGAACCGGTGATAGAGCTGATCGAAGGTTTTCTGGGGGTCGGACGTTAAGCCGGCCCCTACGGATGACCATTGCAATGAACTGTCATCAAGCGGAAGAGCGATGCGCGCATAGTCGCCAGCAGTTTTTTCACCCTTGAACAGGCCTTCGGAATTCAGGCTACGCTCGACGCTTTTCATGCCGCGTTCAATGGCTTCGATGGCGCGCTTGTAAGCCTCGCTATCGAGATCTGGAAAGATATTCTTGATCCTTCCGAAGGTCTTGCGAGCCTTCGTGAGGATAAGCGGCTGGCCCGGGACAACCACGACCAAGCCGACGTTCACAAACTCGCCGGTTAGAATATCGTGGACGTAGCGTAAGACGACGTAGCTGTACGGCTCCTTCGTGGTCATGTCAGTATCCTCTCTAACTCCCTGATGCAGTCGTCGATATTGTCCCGAGCGTCAGCGATCAACTTCAACGCAGCATCTATGTCAGCTTGGGCGGTTGCCCACTCTGACGGGATGCTTCCTTCATACTCCTTCAGACGCGCATCCGACAAGGCGGTCCATCGAGATTTGATCGACGTGAAGTCGATCAGTGTGCCTTTCAACTCCTGCACGAATATATGCCTGCCAGGCGTTTCCAAATCCTTCATTCCACCCAATATCCATGGCGCTTTCCACAAAAGAACCATTCTATGCATAAATGCGAGCTCGTGATCGATAATTCGAAGCTCGTTGCCGCATATTAGACAATTTGGGTTGTCCGCCCTCCGATCAGGGTTCTGAATGATGGCATCGAACAGCAATATGCCGGATGCAGTTGGTCGCATGGCATCTGACAGCCGTTGGCCGGTCGCCCAGGCGGAGAAGCCAGACGTTCGGGTTGACCCGAATGCGATGCGACTGCTGCGACGCAGTTTGTCTGCGATCTGGGCGTCTGAAACCACAGAAATGATTTCCGGCGGTATCTCTACAAGCCAGGGCTTGGGTACAGGCAGCCCGAGATCCGCTGCAAGACAGGCCGCAATTGCTTCACGAGCCAAATTGATCTCGGCTTGATCGCACCCGGCTGAGAGCTTGACGAACATCTCCACATCTTCGTCATCTGTTGCTCCGCCAATCGCTTCGCAGGCGGCCAGCACAGGCGCTGTACGGCCATTGGCGGCGGTTCTGTCAATCCGGGTCAGCACTGCATGTGGAATCATGCCGCGCTGGCCTCTGAACTGAAAATCTCATGCAACAACGCCGGCATAAGTGCATCGACGTCTTCTGCCGTTCGCATCCGGATGCCTCGGATTTTCTGAGCCTTGGCTTGGAGCCGGTTGAACCAGCGTTGTGTTTCGATCGGCGGTATAGGGACCTCGACAACTTCAAGCTTCTTTAGTCCCAAGGTGCGGTTTCTTCCCGCTCCGCCTGGTGATGCCTCGCCAAGTTTCTGCAAGCCCTCCGGTGTGCGGAAGTAGAACAGCAGAAATTCAGCCGCGACTACGTCGGGATTTGTCACGCAGGTTAAAAAGCGGTGCGAACCAACCCGGCCGTCGTCTTCCGGCTTTGCTATGGCGACGGCACCTTCCCAAGCGAATACAATGTTGAAGACCAAATCCCCGGATTTGATGGTGAACAACTTCTTGGAGCCGACCTCCATCCCTGCCAAGCCCGGCTTGTGAAATGTTCCACGACCAAACGAACGAACACCGAGTTCCATGTACGTTTGATCGGGCTCCACCTCGACAGGGCGGCGGACAAGCGGGGCGACTTCAGCCATTGGGCGGAGAGGTGCGCCGTCGATGACTCGCTGGAAGGCTTTCAGCAGCAGCGCCTGCGTTTCGCGCTCGGCCGCCTCGATTGCGGTGCGGCGTTCGTCCACGAGCGCCGCGACCCGGTCGAGCCTTTCGGCGATGCGGTGCTGGTCGTCCAGGGACGGAAGGTCGATCCTGAAGCTCAGCACCTTGTCGGGGTGCACTCGCTCACGACGGGCTCCGATCCCTTTGCTGCCGACGGCAATCTCGCGCCAAACGCCCGGCTGGCGAAACAACCACTGGACGTATCGATGGTCCGCCCTGTCGGGATCAATGTCGAACGCCGGGAACTCGTTGGAGGTGAAGTATCCGTCCAGCTCGGGGGGAACGACTGTGTATGCTCCCTCGAATGCTTTGAGCCTACTGTACACGAGCTGGCCTTTCCTCACCTTGTATAGGGTCGTTGCGCTGATCTCTGAGCCACGTACTGGTGGCCGAGCAATTGGCCCGCGAGCGAAGCCATAGACGCCGAGGATCGGGTAAGCGGCATCGGGCTCCACTGGGCAAGGATCGACGGCAAGCTCGAGAATCTCGGACAACGGAACGGTCGATGTAGCCATCACACCTGCTCCGCCAGCACGGCCTTGATCTCGTCCATGATCCCGATGATCCGCTGTTCCTGTGCGATGATCGCGTCCACGATCTCGGTCGGCGCGCGATGATCGGCGATCTCGCCGGAATGCGGGTTCTTGATGTCCAGGTTACAGGCGACAACGCGATCCTGTGCGTCGCGCTGGATCAGATCAGTCGCGGAGACCTTCCAGGCGCGGTCATTCTCCATGCGATCATTCCACCATTCAAGGCAGCCGCCGAATTCCTCATAAGCCATCGGTGCGGTTTTTGAGTACTTCTTGCGACCTTCCGGCAAGGGCAGTTCATAGTACCAGATGTCCTTGGTCGGTCCGCTGGTGTCGAAGAAGATCAGGTTTGCAGGAATGTCGGTGTAGGGCGCGAACACGCCTTCGCGCAGGCGTACGACGGTGTGCAGATTGAACCTCTCCAGCAAGTCGGCCTTGATCCTGGCCGAGATGCCGTCGCCGAACAGCGTGCCATGCGGGACGACGACAGCCGCCCGACCGCGCCCGGCACGTTTCAAACGTCGCATGATCAGTTGAAGGAACAGAAGCGCCGTTTCCGCTGTGCGGCGATCATCGGGGAAGTTGTTGAGGATGCCCGTCTCTTCCTCGCCGCCAAAAGGCGGGTTGGTCAGTATGACATTGACCCGCTGATCCTCGCCGATTTCCGCCAGACGAAACCGCAACGCGTTGCCAGGATCGATCCGTGGGGCATGAAGACCGTGCAGCAGCAGGTTGAGCTGCGACAGCAGGAACGGGAGCGATTTGGCTTCGCCACCGAAGAAGCTTTCTTCCTGCAGAACCCTGTGCTTCTCGACGGTGTCGGCCTGTCGCTCGAGGTGCTGGTACGATTCAGTAAGGAAGCCTCCCGTGCCGCAGGCCGGATCGAGGATGGTCTCACCGAGTTTCGGGTCTGTCACCTCAACCATGAAGCGCACCACCGGCCGGGGCGTGTAGAACTCGCCCGAGTCCCCGGCGGCGTCGCGCATCTCGCGCAGCAGCGTTTCGTATAGGCGTCCGAGCGTGTGGACCTCTTCGGACGAGTCGAAGTGGATGCCATCGATCAGGTTCACCACGTCACGCAGAAGGTAGCCGCTCTCCATTCGGTTGGCGAAGCCCTGAAAAACGGTCGCGATCACGTCGCGCCGCTCTCGTCGGCCATTGTCACCGCGTAAGCCGCGCAAATAGGCAAACAGGCCGGGGCCACGGCTCCCGTCCGGTCGCTCAGCTTCGTCGGCGACAAGAAACGACAGTAGGTCCGGGCCTGTGATGCCGTCGGCGTCTGATGCCCAATCGCGCCAGCGATAGGGTGCCTCGATGATTGAACGATAGTCCTTGCCCGCCAGATCCGCGCGCCCTTCCTCAATCCGCTCCATGTCGTCAAGGAACTTCAGGAACATGACCCAGGTGAGCATTGGCAGGCGGTCGAGATCGCCGTTCAGTCCCTTGTCCTTGCGCATGATCTTGCGCGCAGACTTGATGATGCTGTCGAGACGCTGGGCAGTGGTCAATTGCTTCGGCGCAGCCTTCTTGCGGGCGGTTTTGGCCAATGTGGCACTCCTTCATTTCAAGCGGTGTAGAGCAGACGCTGCAATTCGGTGACGGCGCTGCGCAGTTCCTTGCCCCCGCCGAAGCGGGCGGCAATTTCAATTACATTACCCCATTCGTTGAATGGGGGGATTTCGAGCAAGTCGGGCAGCTTGAACTGGGCACTGCCGTGTTCGGCATATTTCTCGAGCACAGCATCCAGAACTTCGCGGGCATCGGGCCCGAAGCGGGCCAGAAAGTCGTCCTGTTCCCGAAGCACGCGGTCCGCGCGCTCACGGCGGGTGCGCAATGGCGCGTTGTAGGCGAGATGGCAAAGAAGGTCGAACGGGTCGGCCTCCGGCTTTCCAACCGCTTCGGCAAGGGAGTCTAGCTCGATACCTTTCTCCTCCAGCCGTTCGACGATCTCGGCCCGGCGCTCAGGGTCGAGCCAGTCTGTCCGAAGTTCCGAGGCGTTGGGATAGAGAGTGCGGACTTTGTCGCCGGTATAGTCGGTCAGTTGGCGGCAGGCGAGTTGCCGTCCATCGGAGTCGAGCTCGTAAACGAGATGCCGGACAATTGAAACCTCACCGCCATCGACGTAGAATTTGCGGCGGCCGGCCTCTGGCTCGTCCTCGAGCTCGACCGGCCCATCCGTAACATCCGGGAAGTCGTCGGGATCCAGCGCCGTCTCCTCGATCTCGCGCTCTTCAACGACGTCACCGTCTGCATTGATCACCGCTTCGTCTTCGCGGACGGGATCGCCGTCGAAGGCTGGGTCGGCGAACATTCGTGTTGCTGTGCCGGTGTAGTCGATGATGTTGAAGGCGAGCTTCCCATAGTCGGCCCTGAGGCGCGTGCCGCGTCCTATGATCTGCTTGAACTCCGGCATGGAGCCCACGACCCGGGCAAGCACGACGTTCTTGCATGTCGGGGCGTCGACGCCGGTGGTCAAAAGCTGCGACGTGGTAAGGATGACTGGCGTCTGGGTTTCGACATCCTGGAACTTGGCCCGGTGCGCGCTGCCAACATCACCCTCGTCGGACGTCACGCGGCAAACGTAGTCAGGGTGATCCTTCACCAGATCGGTATTCAAGGCGGCAAGAGCCTGCCGCATTTCAAGCGCGTGTTCCTGATCGACGCAGAAGACAATGGTTTTGGCGAACCGATCCGTCTCCGCCATGAAGCCCGCGAGGTGCTTCGCGATGGCCTTCGTTCTCGCCCGAAGGGCTACGACCCGTTCGAAGTCACGCGTGGAATACTCGGTGTCAGGAATTTCGCGCCCGTATCGATCAAGCTCGCCACGCGTCGGACGCCATCCGGCTGCATCGTAATCTGAGATGACGCGGTGAACCCGGTACGGCGCAAGAAAGCCGTCGGCGATGCCCTGCGCAAGGCTGTATTCGTAAAGCGGATCGCCGAAGTAGTTGTAGGTGTCGAGGTTCTCCTCGCGCCGAGGGGTTGCCGTCATGCCGATCTGGGTTGCTGGTGCGAACCATTCGAGAATCTCGCGCCAATTGCTGTCGTCACGCGCGCTGCCGCGGTGGCATTCGTCGATTATTATGAGGTCGAAGAAGTCCCGTGCATATTCGCGATAGAGGCCGGGACGGTTCTCGTCTCGCGCGATGGACTGGTAGATTGCGAAATACATATCGCGACTTTTGACAGCGACACCGCCTGCGATCTTGTGTCGGGCATCGCCGAATGGGCTGAAGTCCTTCGCCATCGGATCGTCGACCAGCACGTTGCGATCGGCGAGAAACAGGATCTTCGGGTTGCGGTTGACGCCCTTCGAATTCCAACGTGCCGACCAGAGTTTCCAGCAAATCTGGAAGGCGACAGCGGTCTTGCCCGCCCCCGTGCACAAGGTCAGCAGCGCCCGCTTCCTGCCCTGAAGCGCCGCCTGAACGGCGCGGTTGACGGCGATCTCCTGATAATAGCGCAGGGGCTTCGTCCGGTCAGGAAACGTGGGCGTCAGCAGCCGTTCCGCCACCTCATCATCGACGATACCCTCGGCCCGACGCAGACGCGCCCAGAGATCAGAGGGCGGTGGAAAATCGCCGATCGTCCGCTCGATGCCAGTTGTATAGTCGAATTCGACGATTTCGCTGCCATTGGTGGAGTAAGCAAACCGAAGGCCCAGAATTTCGGCATACTCCTTGGCTTGCTGAAGACCCTCCGCCGCATGGCTATAACGGGATTTGGCCTCAACGACTGCGATCGGGAAGTCCGGATTGAATCGGAGCAGGTAGTCGGAGCGTTTCTGTTTTCCACGACGCGCCTTGCCACCAAGGAATACGACCCGACCGTCAGTGAAGCTCTTTTGCTCGTTTATGGCGTGCGGCCGATCATCCCAGCCTGCTGCCTGCAGTTTGGGGACGACGAACTTCCTGCAGGTATCGGCCTCATTCATGCGCAATCTTCTTTGCCCTGTTTCAACACGCCATCGCAAGGCCAATGGCTTGTCAAAGAAATGGGCTCGGATCAACGCGCAATTCTCTGGTTTTGAAGCTCTTTCGCCATACTTCGGTTTCCAGAACCTACAACCTGCCCGATCTTTGCCGCAAGCCCTATTGCGTCCTGCCGCGCAGCCACACGCGCTGGCCGGCCCATTCATCCGGAAGCTGTCCCCGCAGTGATTGGAGCGTCACGCCCCCCGGTTGCCGCCCTTCGAGGATCGCTTCGACGACGTCGGGCGCGAGAAACGCGAGCCGAAACACACGCGTTAGATATGGCGCGGCGATTCCTTCGCGCTTGGCAAGATCTGCAATAGTGGCGAACTCGCCGGATTCCAGCATCTTCTTCCACCGGAACGCCCGTGCCAGTGCCTTGACGAGAGTGTCGTCCGCCTTGCGATAGACGTGTGCATCGTCGGGCAGGATCATCTCCTTCCGCCCCCCGCGCTTCACGAGGCGGAAGGGAACGTGAACCGTGACAGTTTCCGGGATCGGCCGCACGCGGTTCATGCTGCTTCCTCCTCTTCGGTGCTCATTTCGCGCGCCAGCCCCGCCAGCCCATCCGTTCGCAACCTCACGTTCAGCCCATTGGCGTCGAGGTCGACCCTCTCGACAAGAAGCGCCACAATGCGCGCCTGCTCTGCGGGGAACAACTCGTCCCACAGCGGGTCGAGCCGCGTGAGCGCGTCTCGCGCCTCTGCCTCAGTGATGTCGCCGTCCTGAGCCCGTGCGGCCTTCCAAGTCCCGGCCACGATCTCAGGCTGGCGGAACACGGCACGAATCTGGGCGGTAACGGCAGCCTCGATCTCGCCTGCGGAAACCCTGCCGACCGGGCAGGAACCTGCGCCGTGCTTCAGAACCGTCTGGCTGACGTAGTAGCGGTAGAGCTTGCCGCCTTTCCGCGTGTGCGTCGGCGAGAACGCCGCGCCATCCGGGCCGAACAGCAGCCCCTTCAGCAACGCGGGCGTGACGGCACGAGTGCGGGCGGCACGCCTGCGCGGGCTCTCCTGCAGGATCGCATGAACCTTGTCCCAAACTTCGCGGTCGATGATGGCATCATGCTCGCCGGGATAGCTGGTTCCCTTGTGGACTGCCTCGCCGATGTAGACGCGGTTGTTCAGGATCCGGTAGATGAATTTCTTATCGATGCGGTGGCCGCGGCTGGTTGTGACACCCCGTTCGGCCAGTTCGCGCGCCAACACGGTACCCGAACCGACCTCGATGAACCGAGCGAAGACCCAGCGGACATTTGCGGCGTCATCGGGGCTTTCCACCAGCTTACGGTCTTTTACCTCATAGCCAAGCGGCGGGCAGCCGCCCATCCACATGCCCTTGCGGCGCGAGGCGGCAATCTTGTCGCGGATCCTCTCGCCGGTCACCTCACGTTCGAACTGCGCGAAACTGAGCAGAACATTCAGCGTCAACCGCCCCATTGACGTGGTGGTGTTGAACGATTGTGTGACCGAGACGAACGTTACTCCGTTCCGGTCGAACACTTCGACCAACTTGGAAAAATCCATTAACGAGCGGGACAGGCGGTCGATCTTGTAGACGACGACCACGTCGACCAGCCCATCCTCAATGTCTTCCAGCAGCCGTTTCAGGTCGGGCCTTTCCAGCGTCCCGCCGGAGATGCCGCCGTCATCATACTGATCGCGGACCAGCACCCAGCCTTCTGACCGCTGGCTGGCGATGTAGGCCTCGCACGCCTCTCGCTGGGCGTGAAGACTGTTGAACTCCTGCTCGAGCCCTTCCTCGGAGGATTTCCGAGTGTAGACGGCACAGCGCAGTTTTCTGACGACTGGTTTGTTCATGCCGTCCTCCGGTGGTTTTTCAACCCGAAGAACACCCAGCCGTTCCAGCGGGTGCCGGTAATGGCGCGGGCGATGGCCGACAGCGACTGGTAGGGCCGCCCCTGCCATTCGAACCCGTCCTGCGTCACCGTCACGATCTGTTCGACGCCCTGCCACTCGCGCAGCAGCCGCGTGCCGGTGATCGGATGGTGACGGTCGGTGCGGATACCGCGCCTTCTTTTGTCGCCGCCGTCCAGTTCCTCGCCGAGCCGCTCCAGCCGCCGGATTGTCTCCGGCTTCAGCCCGCCATAGGCCAGCTCCTGGATGCGGTAGGCTAGTCTACTTTCCAGATAGCGACGATTGAACTGCGGTGGCTCGCTGTCGAACAACTCACGCCACTGCTTCTTCAGCTCGGGCGTCGGCGTGGTCTTGAGCGCGGCCAGGCGCGCGGGGATGGGATCATGCTTGTTCATGCTTTTCTCCGATGAGTTGGAGTTGCATGACGGCATTGGTCGGGCGGATAGTGTAGGCAACTTTCTCCAGTATTGTCAGATTTGTCGCTCTCCTCCCCCATCCGCAACCGAACAAGCCCGAGCGCCAGCAACCGGCACAGTTCAGTGCGGCGTTCGGCGGGTGTCAGATGTCTTGGGTGAAGCGGATTCATGGTTTCCTGCGTCCTTGTTCGACGCAGAGCAAATCACGCTCAACTGGAAATAGGTAGACACTGCAACGACTTGGCGGAAGCGCTGCGAAGACAAAAGCACAACTTCGAAACAGTTCTAAGGGTGGTCCACTTGTGCCGCCCGTCGTTCTTCCTCATCCACAATCGCCCGAACGACGTCGAAATCCATCTCCGCATCGCTGACTCGGGCAATCTCCGCTGCCACCTTCGCCCAGTGGAACGCGAAAATAGGCTCGCCGGCCAGGCGCGCACGAGCTGCTGCTCTTTGGGCGTCGTAGTAAGCATTGACCGGATCACGCTGGAGCAGCTGTTGCACATCTTCGCAAACAAACTGCCGTCTGGTTCGACGGCTTGCGATCCAATTCGAGATTCGCGAGAGCACGAATTCACCTCGCTTCGTAAATCACAACAAAGTCTGTCTGAAACCAGGCAGTCGGCGACCGCAGTTTCTGTTCAACTCTTCCTTCGACCGTAACTACCGTAATGGTAACGCCTGTCCAGTTCTATAAATCCTGAGACCACACCGAACGCGCTTGGCCGCTCAACACCTTGATGAACTTTCTCATTAAGCCTTCCTTAACTTGTGCAGAACATCATTTCCCGTTAACGTTGCAATACGTAATGAGCGAGATCCGGGCGATGGGGCACGTGCGATTGGGCAGACTTCCCGCGACGCGGAAGTGGAAAGATGTCGTCAAGCTGCTTGGTGGGGCAGAGATCGAGATCTCAAGCCTGGCCGAAGCGGTTGAGAGGGCATGCGATCGCTCATTGGCAGATGCCGTGAAGGATCCAGCGTTCGTGGAAGCTCTCTGGCTCTTCTTGAAGATTCCGCAGGCTGCACGGGCTGACAATTTTGCGGGCGAACTGGGCAAGCTGGGACTGGAAGTTCCGAACGACCCTACCCTCACCGACGTCCTTGTGGCGATCGACGGCGCCCTGGAAGATGTTCGTCTTCAGAAGGACAAGTCGCTCAGTGATTTCGGGTTGATCGCAAAGAACGCAGCCATTTCAGCACTCAGAAGTCTGATCAACGATCGCAGTCCGTCCCTATGGGCACCGACGCAGGAGGATGAACGCACAACGCTGGCCACATTCGCTTCGACAGAGCATTTTGGCGAGCTGACGCAGCGATTCTTCACGAAACTTCTGGCCGGACACCTCCAGTATTTTCTGGATCGCGCTATTCCGGAACAGATCGGGCCCGGCGGAGCGATTCAGTCGGTCGCCGATACAAGGACCTTGGATGAAACGATCTCGCAGCATTGCAACGAAACGACCGTCATCATGCGGGCGTTCGCAAAAGACTGGCTGGGCAAGAACAGATTTCATCAGAACCGGGACCTTTCGCGCCTCGATGCGACCGGCTTTGCCGCTCATGCCTTCACGAAGATCAGAAGCGAACTCTCGCGTCGCAGCGGGCTACTGCCATGAAACAGTTCCATTTTGCTTGCGGTGGCGTGCCGCATTCGGAATCGGACCCGGCTTCCACCTGCTTGAGCCTTCAGGCCCACGGGCCCGCAAAAAACATCAGGTTGAAGATAACAGACATCAGCCGATCAATGGTCAGCAGCATCCCGAGCCTACTATTCGATCTGCTCGAGATCGCCGCTTATATCTATTGCGCCGATCAGCGTGCCACTCGTGGCAATGATACCCTTTCCCATGCGGGCGCTTCCTGGCGAAGATCCATGCATTTTACCATACCTGTCCGCAATCCGGAGGTCTGGTCCGGCAGCGCAATCCAAGGCGCTCTCAGCAAGACCATCGGCTTTCTCTCGGACGACACATACAAGTTCACCTTCGTCCGGGCCGATCAGCCGTTTGCCGAAAACGACGCCTATTTCGAGCAACTGTCCGACCAAGCCGGTGACATCGAAGAAGTCGCGTTGTTTTCAGGCGGGCTGGACTCCTTTGCGGGCGCAATCGAAACGATTGTTACCAATGGCCACAGAACGGCTCTGGTCGGTCATCACTCGTCCACCAAAGTCTTTGCAGCCCAGAAAGCCCTCGTGGACCACCTCAAGCACGCCGTCGCGCCTGGCCGGCTTCAATATGTACCGGTCAACATCACGAATTGCGGCGTTCAGGCCACCGAGCACACGCAGCGTACACGCTCGTTCCTTTATGCGAGCCTAGCATTCGTGATCGCCCGCATGTTCGGCAAGGGTGGCTTCACGTTCTTCGAGAACGGCATCGTCAGCATCAACCTTCCGATCGCGCAGGATGTTCTCGGCGGCCGCGCCACCAGGACCACCCATCCGAAGGTCATCCAAGGCTTCGCAGAGATTTTCTCCCTCCTCGCAGAGGAGCCAATTGAGGTAAGAACGCCATATATGTGGCTGACCAAGCGGGACATCGTCGAGCGAATTGTCCAGCAAGGATTCGGGCATCTGATCGGGAGTACCGTCAGCTGTGCACATCCGATGCAGTGGACGAGAGAAGTAAGGCACTGTGGTGTCTGTTCGCAATGCATCGACAGGCGTTTCGCCATTCTTTCCGCCGGCGCTGGTGGGTTTGAGCCAGAGAGCAATTACGAACTGGATCTGTTGACGGGCGATCGGTCTCTGCACGAGGAGCTGCGGATGGCGGTGGCCTATGTGAAATTCTGCCAGACGATCGACAGCTGCGAACCTCGTCAGTTCGATGAGAAGTTTCCGCAGGTCGCTGCGGCATTGAGCTTCTTTCCCGGGCTTTCCACTGATGCTGCGCGAGACAGAACCTTCGATCTGCATTGCCGGCACGCGCGAGACGTGCTGTCGGTCATATCCGCCGGTCTGGTAAGCGAGCAGTCTGCCGTGGTGCGCAGTACGCTACCGCCGGGATCATTGCTGTCACTCTGTCTCAGTCGCACCACCATTCCAGCACCCCCAACCAATGACGTAGTTCGTCAGCTTTCAGAGTTCATGGACCGCCTTGACACGCCGGTCTGCATGTTCGCCGTTGACGAAGAAGCTCAGCGTATCTGCCTTGGTGGAGAATTCTGGCTCGACGGCGCCAATTTCAAACTGTTCAAGGCCCTCCTGCCGCACCATCGATCTGCCAAGGCTGGCATGACCGAGGTGCCTTTCATCGAGTTGTGGAAGCTAGCTGAGACACTTGAGATTGACGAGCAGAGCCTGCGTCAGCGTGTGACGCGATTGCGCAAAGATGTCGCGGAGCGGCTTGCCGTCGATCAAGGCATCATTCTCGAAATCGACGACTTTGTCGAGAACCGACCAGGGAAAGGCTATCGGCTGGCACCGGCATTGCGCGAGGTCAGCCGCGCCGATCTCGTGGGGCCGACAGCGTGATGTCACAGGCTCCGCACGAAACCGTCACACGAAACATTTGACAGCACCGCGTTTTCAGTCTGACCGCGTTCGCTCGTGTCACACGAAATATCCGCGCTGAGAATACCGATTTCTGCGCGCTCCATCGAAAATCGACCTCCTGAAGCGAGCCAATGGCGGCTCAAGGGTAGTTTCGAAGGAGAATTTCCATGCAGGCTGTCAGTCATCTCAATCAGGTCGAGTTGTCCCGCAGGTGGAAGATCAGTCCGCGCACGCTGGAACGCTGGCGCTGGCTTGGTGAAGGTCCATCCTATCTGAAGGTCGGCGGCAGGGTCATCTACCGGCTCGAAGACATTATCGAACATGAAGAGCAGCAATTGAAGGCGACGCAGGAGCGACGCTGATGACCGATAGCGTTTTGCGCAATCATACGCACAGCTTCGTGCCGGTAACTTTGTTGTCGCTCTGCTTCTCATTCGTTCTCGCAAGTAAAAGCGCGAAGCCGTTCGTAGTGCAGCACTTTCGGGCTTCAGGCATTCTCACGCCAAGCGGCCGACCGGAGCAGCCAGTGATGATTGTAAATCCGAGATCGGCAGGTTCCACGATAGAGGACGCCGAAGACATGCCCATGATTGCCCCACACAAGACGCATGACGCGCCGCTCTCCGAAGAGGCATTCAGCCTCTGGCTGGCCGTCGCCGAGCCCGGCAGCATCATCCAGTACCACGTCGGGTTTCTCAGTCTCGATGTGGCCGAGACCAACATCAACTTGTCGATCGCAGCCCACCGCCAGCTTATGGCGGTCGCTAATCTCGCATGGTGGGCGGCTGAAGAGCGGATCGTCCATCTCGTTCAGCGGCGTCTTGGACCGGATCGTTTTGCATATCTTGCGGTGATGCGTCCGCGAATGACAGGCGCCTTCCTGCATCGATCCAAGGCCCAGCGATTCCGGGGGGAAGAGCTTTGCCACAGCCGCTGATCGATCATGCGCTTTCATACGTTGCGCTCGGAATGGCGGTCCTGCCGCTCCATCATCCCGCAGAGGGACCACGCGGCCTTCAATGCTCGTGCGGCAAGACGGATTGCCGCCAGGCCGCCAAGCATCCCTATGGAAGGCTTGTCCCACGTGGCCTTCTCGACGCAAGCAAGGACCGGTCGAGGATCCGCGGATGGATTGGCAACGAGGCGCTCAACATCGGCATTACCACAGGTGCCGCCAGTGGGGTCATCGTGCTTGATATCGATCCCCGCCATGAGGGCGATCTCGCACTTGCCGAACTGGAAAGGCAATTCGGCGCGCTTCCGGCGACCTGGCGCTTTCTCACTGGTGGTGGCGGCGAGCACATCCTGTTCCAGCATCCTGGTGGGACGGTTCGCAACAGCGCCGGCGCGCTTGGGCGAGGCATCGATGTTCGCGGCGATGGCGGCTACATCGTGGCCCCGCCGTCGCGGCACATTTGCGGACGTAACTATGCGATCTCCGTCGACCATCATCCCGACGATCTTCCACTGGCCGATGTCCCCGCCTGGCTGAAGTCGCGGATCATGAATGGCACCAGCAAGATAAAGGGAACTGCCTCCAAACCAAGCAACTGGCGAGCCCATGTTGAAGGGCTGCATGGAGAAGGTCAGCGCAACGATGCAGTAGCGCGTCTGACCGGCCATCTGCTGCGAGCACGCATCGATCCGCGCGTCTGCCTCTCACTCGTCATCAGCTGGAATCGCTTGCACTGCCAGCCGCCTCTTGAGGATGATGAAGTCGCTGCCACCGTCAGGAGCATCGCTGCACGCGAAATCGCTCGCCGGAGCCGTGTCGATGAGGGCTGACCCGTTGGACCGATTGGCTGCGCTGAATGTACCGGGTGCATCCGTTTCGGAAGGCTATCAGCTAGACATCGGTTCCGATGTCGAGATTGCCGGCCGCGTCCGCGAAGATCTGGAGCGGTGCTACGGCGACATTATCCAGACAGAGGGCCGGTTCTGGCGTCATGAGCAGACTTGCTGGAAGGCCATTCCGGATCACGAGTTGAGAATTGCCGTCCACGCCTATGATGGTGCCGCGTTCAGATCGCCTTCCGGCGAGCCATCCCGGGTCAAACTATCAAGGTCACGGATCGATTCCGCCCTCAATGAACTGGCGGCACTCGTCTCCGCATCTGAATTCTTCGCCGATGCAGCTATCGGAATCAACTGTACCAACGGATTCATTCGGTTTGATCCGCAAGGTGTGGCACGCATTGAGCCGCATCACCGTGAGCATCGATGTCGCCATACGCTCGCGGGATGCTGGGAAGCTGGAAAGCCGTCCAAGCCCATCGAGGGATCACTGCTGGCGCGTCTTCTCGGCGGTATCTTCCGCGGCGACGATGATGCCGGCGAAAAGATCGATCTGCTCGCGGAGGTGGCAGGCTCCGCCGCTCTCGGTCATGCAACGCGCCTGAGACAACCTCGCGCGGTCGTTCTCAAGGGAGAGACCGCCGAGAACGGAAAAAGCCAGGTCCTTGATCTCATGCGCGGCGTCCTGCCCAAATCTGCCATCGCATCGGTGACCGCAAGCCGCATGGGCGACGAACGCCATATCGTAGGTCTTGTCGGAAAGCTCCTCAATGCAAGCGACGAACTCTCGTCGTCGTCGGCAATTGCATCCGACACCTTCAAGGCGATCGTGACTGGTGAACCTGTTCAAGGCAGGGACGTCTACAAGTCGCGCATCGAATTCCGGCCCCTGGCGCAGCACATCTTTGCAACCAACACACTGCCCGTGTTTCAGGGTGGCATGGACCGTGGCGTACAGCGCCGCCTGCTCGTCATCGGCTTCAATCGCGTCATACCCTGCGAGGAACGCGTAGAGGCGATTGGTCGGCGTATCGGTGAGGAAGAGCCGGACCAGCTGCTGGCCTGGGCGGTGGGTGGCGCGTCGAGGCTCATTCGACAGAAGGGGTTCACATTGCCGCCGACCAGCAAGACTGCAATGAACGACTGGCTGTTCGGTGCAGATCCCGTCCTTGCCTGGCTCGCAGAGCGGGTTAGGTCCCGCCAGATCGTTGACCAGTCTCCGCGCATCGCAACCAGACTTGCTTTCGATGAGTTTCGGGACTGGGCGCTTTCGGAGGGGTTCGCGGAACGCACCCTCCCCTCCATCAACGCATTCGTCCAGCGCGTTACCGCCAACGCTGCAGGCGTCGAATACCGCCGCCGCCGCGACGGCCGATTTTTCATCGGCATGGTGCTGTCCCGGAATGCAAGTCACTTGGCGGACGGTGACGGTGAGGTGACGCATGGGTGACGCAAGAAACCACACTAACCCATTGATTGTGCTTGCGTGTCGCAGCAGGTGCCATTCCTTCACGCATACGTGCGCGCACATATGCAGAAGATCCCCGCTCCGGTGCGTCACGCGAGCACAATCAATGACTTGGACCTTAACAGCCGGTCGCAGGAGCGACACGGCACAAACGAGACAGAAAATTCGCAACCCTGCCAACGGAGAGAGACTATGAAATTTACGCCCCGTGGTTTTGGAGGCAATCGCCGGCCGGTTGACCTGGTCAAGCGCGATGGCTGGCGGGAGCAGCGCGTGCTCGCTGTTTCCCTGGATGATCACAGGCTGACTTGGCCGGAGCGAGAACTGGTGCGTCAGCTCGGTGAAAAGCTCTACGGTCGACCAGAAGCAAAGGACGAGCGAGCGTGAACGAGACCATCTGGACACCAAAACTGGTGGAACTGCGATTGGCCGAGGCAGCTTCCGTCCTGAAGCGACTGCCGGAGGACCGCCGCCTGGGATATTTCAACACGTGGCCCCAATACCGGCACGACTTTGCGGACCTTGTGGAGCAAGAACCGAGGAAGACATCCATGCCACCGCCCTCCCCCACCGCGATCAGCCGGATGGAAGCGGCACTGGAATGGACGTTCGGTCTTGAACCGACCGAAGGCACGATCATCTGGCTGCGCGCGCGCAACATTCCATGGAAGACGATCTGCTGGAAAGTCGGGCTGCAGCGTTCTGCGGCACATGAGAACTGGATGTATGGCCTTTGCATGATCGCCCTGACGCTCAACCAGCAGCGATTTAACCGCAAGCTTTCCAGGCGGCGGATCATTGAGCTTGCCAACGCTTCCGAGGCAAAGCGAAGTCCTGCGTGATATGTGCGCCATACAGTTTTCGCTCGGACAGAATGGGTCGAGCAGGTCTATAGTGGCGATAAGATCAGGTGAGACACGACCGCGAGCCAATCTGGCGAGTTTGCGGTTCCTTCCTGGCGATATTTGTATGCTGGCGGGCGAAGCGCGCAATATCGCTAGCGACAGGGCCGGTTTTTTGGGAAGTCACCCCTAGCAGGCATCCACCTGCGATCTGCAGAAAACCACAACAAAACAAACCTTTGGCATCGGACACACCCGGTGGCCGCTGGACCCCTCGTGGAGTCCAGGCTGGCTGCCGGTGTCCGGAGTCCACCCGATTGAGGCGAACCGACCCGCATGACCCTGAGCTTTGCCCCGGACGCGATCGAGATGTGGCCGCTGTCCAGGCTCCAGCCCTACACGAAGAACGCGAAGGCGCATGGCGCGGACCAGGTCGCGAAGATCGCTGCCAGCATGGCGGAGTTCGGCTGGACCGTGCCCTGCCTGGTCGCGGACGACGGCGAATTGATCGCGGGCCATGGCCGGGTGCTGGCCGCCACGCAACTGGGGCTGACCGAGGCTCCGGTGATCGTGCTGGGCCATCTGACCGAGGCGCAACGACGGGCTTACCGGATCGCAGACAACAAGCTGACGGAACTCGGGAGCTGGGATGAGGCTCTGCTCACGGCCGAACTCAACGACCTCCTGGCCGAAGACTACGATCTGTCGCTGATCGGTTTCGACGATGCCGAACTCGAAGCGCTGTTGGCTGGCGAGGTCGATGCTGAAACTGCCACCCGAGAGGGCGAGGACGAGGTTCCGGAGGCCCCCGAGACCCCGATCAGCCGTCCCGGCGATCTCTGGGTGCTCGGCAAGCATCGGTTGCTCTGCGGGGACGCGACGGTGGTAACAGACGTCGAGCGTCTGCTCGGCGATGTGACACCGCTGCTGATGGTGACCGATCCACCCTACGGCGTCGAATACGATCCCGGCTGGCGCAACAAAGCTGGCGCCGCAGCCACCAAGCGCACCGGCAGGGTGCTGAATGACGACCGCGCGGATTGGCGCGAGGCCTGGGCGCTTTTCCCGGGAGACGTTGCCTATGTCTGGCACGGTGCGCTGCACGCGACGACGGTTACCGACAGCCTTGAGGCCTCCGGCTTCAACATCCGGTCCCAGATCATTTGGGCCAAGGACCGGCTGGTTCTGAGCCGCAGCGATTATCACTGGCAGCACGAGCCCTGCCTCTATGCCGTGAAGAAGACCGGCAAGGGCCACTGGGCGGGCGACCGCAAACAGACAACGCTCTGGCAGATCACGAACAAGAATCAGGACGCGGAAACCGTGCACGGGACGCAGAAGCCTGTCGAATGCATGCGGCGGCCGATCCTGAACAATTCCAGCCCCGGTCAGGCGGTCTACGAGCCCTTCATGGGATCCGGCACCACCCTGATCGCGGCCGAAACCACGGGCCGGGTCTGCCTCGGGATCGAACTGAACCCGGCCTATGTCGATGTCGCCGTGGAGCGGTGGCAGCAGTTTACTGGCCAGGCGGCTGTGCTGGACGGAACCGGTCAGACCTTCGCCGATTTCACGGCCAACCCACGCTGAGGCGATGCATGACCTGGCTTTACCTTCCTCCGGCCGCGTTTCCGGAGCCGCAGACCTGTTTGGCCTCTCGCTCTGCTCCGGTGCCGGAGGTATCGACCTCGGGCTCACCATCGCCATGCCCGGATATCGAACTGTGGGCCATGTCGAACGGGAAACCTACGCCGCGGCCATTCTCGTGGCACGGATGGAAGAGGCGGCCCTGGATCCAGCGCCTGTCTGGGACGACGTTGCCAGCTTCGACGGCCGCCCATGGCGCGGAGCGGTGGACATCATCACTGCGGGCTATCCGTGCCAGCCGTTCTCCGTCGCGGGCAAACGCCGGGGCGCGGACGACCCGCGCCACCTTTGGCCGCATGTCGCTCGCATCGTCGGCGAAGTCCAGCCGCCCTTCGTCTTCCTCGAAAACGTCGCCCATCATCTCCGCCTCGGATTTCCCGAAGTCGCCGGAGGGCTGGTCGGCATGGGCTACCGCCTTGCGGCAGGCCTCTTCACGGCGGCGGAAGTCGGCGCGCCTCACAAGCGTGAGCGGCTGTTCATCCTTGCCCATCGGGAAGGCCACCACCTGGCCGACCCCGCGCGCCTGCTCCGGGACCCGGTCGGGCGGTGGGAACCGGACGGAGATGCTGCGGCTCTGGCCCACGCCACGGGCGAGCGCCAACGAGAACCGGCAGACGAAACCGACGCCCTCCCAGGAAGCGGGCAAGCACGGGATGAACCTGGCGACCTCGGCCGCGATGTGGCCGACGCCGCAGACCGACAGCTTTCGCAGCCGGGGCGGCGCCCGGAAACACGAGAAGGGTCTCGATGGCATGGCCCGGGACTGGCCGACGCCGATGGCGACGGACGGGAACAAGCCGAGCGCGGGCAATCGCAAGTCGGCCGACCTGACCAGCGCCAGTCAGATGTGGATGACGCCGACGGCGCGCGATCACAAGGATGGGGCAACGAGCTTGGCGAACACCCCGGTGAACGGCCTGCTTGGCCGCCAGGTCCTGGCGACGCCGACGGCTGGGAGCGATATCTCCGAGCCGCGCCGGACCTTGAACCCGCTGTTCGTCGAGGCGCTGATGGGCTGGCCCACCGGGTGGACCGGCTTCGGCTCTGTGGCAACGGCGTGGTCCCCTTGGTTGCCGCGCATGCGCTGCGAACTCTCGCAGCTCAACTGCTGGCCGATGGATGAGGCGACCGGATGAAGCAGTCGCGCCTCATGTCTCTTGTCGAGTCCGTCGCCAATGTATTTGTCGGCTACGGCGTCGCGGTCGTAACGCAGATCCTGATCTTCCCAATCTTCGGGTTGCACACGACGCTGGCGCAGAACCTGAAAATGGGCGCGATCTTCACCGTTGTGAGCATCGCCCGATCCTTCGCCCTGCGGCGGGTATTCGAGGCGATCCGAATGCGAAGCGCCAAGTGAGAAACCGCCGCCCTAACTGGGGCGACGGCGATAAGTTCAACGGGCTCGGATGCCTCAGGCGGCTGGCAGTTTGTACACGCGGCCCCGATCCTCGACCTTCTCCGAGGTGACTTCCAACCCGAGCTTTTTCTTGAGCGCACCGGACATAGCGCCGCGCACTGTATGTGACTGCCATCCGGTCGCGGTCATGATTTCCGCGATGGTTGCGCCACCCGGCGCGCGCAACATAGCGATGAGGGTGGCTTGCTTGGTGCCCTCGCGCGGCGCACGGGTCTTGGGTGCCGCGTCCTCGGTCGGTTTGACCTCCGCGCTGTCAGGCTCGATGCCGATGGCGGCGAGGCCTGCGTCGGTCGCGACCAGCGTGACGCCGTGACCGTCACCGGTCTCGCGCCAGATGGGCTCGCCGTTGCTCGTGTCGGCGTCGACCTCTTCGAGGAAGCCTTTGGCAAGCATCGCGCCGATCACCTTTGCGGCGGCCCCGCCGCGCAGGCTGTCAGGAAGCGGCAAGGCGATCTGGCCGTCGCGTTGAGATGCGGCGCTGAGAATGATGGCTTGGGTGTCGGTGAGTTTGGTCATCTGTGCCTCCGTGGCTCAGCCGCGCGGAATGCGTGGCTTCTACCGAGGCGAGCCCGCCGCTTGGGCGGGCCGGGACCGGCGCGCGATGGCTCAGTCGTCGCGCGCGATCAGGGCGATGAGGACGGCCGCCATGCCGCCGAGATATTCGCTGCGGCGAAACACGATCTCGTCGATCTCGCTCGCGGTGTTGATGGTCGGGTCGACCTGCAGGTCGTTGCCCATGTGTGGCATCAGGCGGTTGACCTCGCGGTTGTAACGCTCTGCAAGGGTGCTGGTCATCGGGCTCACTCCGCGTATTCGCCTTCGCCAAAGGCGCTGTCCGTGATGCGTTTCAAGAGGCTGGCGTAGTGCTCGAGGCTGCCAACTGTGGCCCAGCCGATCTCGTCGGGATGGCAGTTGAAATGGTCGTCGCTGAGGCCCTGCAACCGGACGAGCATCTCGTCGATCTCGGCCTTCTTGCCGATGAAGGCGTTCACAGCCGCCTCCTTGTTGCGACGCGCTTTCTTGGCGCGAAGTTCGTGGCGGGGCGTTGTCTGCGGGTTAAGGCGGGTCATCGTGGCGGTTCCGTGTTGAGTTGCATCGTTTTCGCAGGACCACGTTCGCTCTGGTGCGGAGGCTTATCAACTACATAAGCACATGATTTTGAATGATAATCGGAGCGTGCAATGGAGGGTCTGAGCGAGCGCCAGTATGCCGCCCGCGTCGGCCTGTCGCGCGGGGCAATCCAGAAGGCAAAAGCGACGGGGCGGCTGGTGCTGCACGGCGATGGCAGCATCGACGCAGAGGCCAGCGATACGTTGCGCGCGCAGGCGACCGATCCGTCGAAGACCCGCAAGGCACCGAAGCCGAAGCTCAAACCCGTCCCTGAGGCCGCGGTCTCAGCTGTCGGCGAAACTCTGCGCGAACAGGGAATGGCGGCCCCGCCGATGGGCAGCGGGACCACCTTCCTGCAGGCCAAGACGGCCAACGAGGTTCTGAAGGCGCAGGAACGCCGCCTGCGGCTGCAAAAACTGAAAGGCGAGTTGATCGACCGCGCCCGCGCGCTGTCCCTGGTGTTTCGGTTGGCGCGGCAGGAACGGGATGTCTGGGTCAACTGGCCCGCACGCGCGGCGGCTTTGATGGCGGCTGATCTGGGCGTCGAGCCCGCCGCGATGCAGAAGGTTCTGGAGAAACATGTCCGTGCCCAGCTCGACGATCTTGCCGAGGTCCAAGCCGATCTCCGGTGAGGATGACTTCGATGGCGCGGCCGAAATCCTGCGTGCCTGGAGTGAAGGCCTCACGCCGGATCCGGACCTGACGGTTTCGCAATGGGCGGACCGGCACCGGATGCTCTCAGGACGGGCATCGGCCGAGCCGGGGCGGTATCGCACCGCCCGCACGCCCTACATGGGCGAGATCATGGACCGGCTCTCGCCCGGCGATCCGACACAGCGGATTGTGTTCATGAAGGCCGCGCAGGTCGGTGCGACCGAGGCGGGCAACAACTGGATCGGCTTTGCAATCCACCAGGCGCCGGGCCCAATGCTCGCGGTCCAGCCGACGGTGGAACTGGCGAAACGGAACTCGCGACAGCGGATCGATCCGCTGATCGACGAGAGCCCGGAGCTGCGCGAGCGGGTGAAGCCCGCGCGGTCCCGCGACGCGGGCAATACGATGTTGTCCAAGGAATTCGCGGGCGGCATCCTGATCATGACCGGGGCGAACTCGGCGGTCGGGCTGCGCTCGACGCCCGCGCGCTACATCTTCCTCGACGAGGTCGATGCCTATCCGGCCTCCGCCGATGAGGAAGGCGATCCGGTCACGCTTGCCGAAGCCCGTTCGCTGACCTTCGCCCACCGGCGCAAGGTGTTCCTGGTTTCGACGCCGACCATTCGGGGGATGAGCCGGATCGAACGGGACTATGAGGCCAGCGACCAACGCCGGTACTTCGTGCCCTGTCCGCATTGCGGCGCGATGCAGTGGCTGAAATTCGAACGGCTGCGCTGGGAAAAGGGACAGCCGGAGACGGCGGAATATCACTGCGAAGGCTGCGAGACGCCCATCGCCGAACACCACAAGACGGCGATGCTGGAGGCTGGCGAATGGCGGGCGACCGCTACGGCAGCGGATCCCAATACGGTCGGCTACCACCTTTCGGCGCTCTATTCGCCGATCGGTTGGTTAAGCTGGGAACGGATTGTGCGGGCTTGGGGCGCCGCCCAAGGATCGGACGAGGCGATCAAGGCGTTTCGCAACACGATCCTCGGCGAGACCTGGGTGGAGACTGGCGAAGCGCCGGACTGGCAGCGGCTTTATGACCAGCGCGAACGCTGGAAACCGGGCAATGTCCCCGCAGGCGGGTTATTCCTGACCGCCGGGGCAGACGTGCAGAAGGATCGGATCGAGGTCGATATCTGGGCCTGGGGCCGTGGGCTGGAAAGCTGGCTCGTCGATCACATCGTGATCGAAGGCGGGCCCGACCGTCATGAGGCTTGGGACGAACTCACGGAACTGCTGGGTCGAACGTGGCCGCATGAGCGCGGCGCACATCTGAAGATCGCGCGGCTCGCGATCGACACCGGCTATGAGGCCCCGGCGGTCTATGGCTGGTCGCGGGCTCAAGGTTTTGCGCAAGTTTCGCCAGTAAAGGGCGTGGAGGGGTTCAACCGGGCGAGCCCGGTGTCGGGCCCTACCTATGTGGATGCAACCGAGGGTGGCAAACGTCTGCGCCGGGGCGCACGGCTCTGGACCGTGGCGGTGTCGACCTTCAAGGCCGAGACCTATCGCTTCCTGAGGCTCGAACGGCCGACCGAGGAGGACATGGCCAATGGGGCGGCGTTCTCACCCGGCACGGTGCACCTGCCGCACTGGGTCGAGAATGAATGGCTGAAGCAATTCGTGGCCGAGCAGCTGGTCACGGTACGTACGAAGCGCGGCTTTGCCCGGCTGGAATGGCAGAAGCTGCGCGAGCGTAACGAGGCACTGGACTGCCGGGTCTATGCCCGGGCCGCCGCCTGGATCGCGGGGGCGGATCGCTGGACCGATGAGAAATGGCGCGACCTCGAGGATCAACTCGGGGTCGCCGACGCCTCTGCGGATCCAGCAGGGCAGATCAACAGGCAGGCGCAGACGTCGCAAGGCAAACGCCAATCCGACTGGCTCGGACGGCGTGGGGGATGGTTTTGATGACCGATTGGACGGAAACCGAGCTGTCGGCGCTGCGCCGGGCCTATGCCAGCGGCACGACCCGAGTAAGCTATGATGGCAAATCCGTGGACTACGGGTCGGCCGAAGATCTGCTGGCCCGTATTCGCACCATCGAGCGCGCCGTTGGGGGCACCACGCGGCCGTTGCCGATCGCCGGACTGGCTGGCTTCTCGCGTGGGGACCGGTGATGTCAGCGAACTGGTTTGACCTTGCGATTGCCTCGGTGGCACCGCGCACGGCGGCTCGCCGCGTGCTGGCCCGGCAGGCGTTTGAGACGCTGACGCGCGGATATGATGGCGCGGCCAAAGGGCGGCGGACCGAAGGCTGGCGCGCGCCGGGCACCTCCGCCGACACCGAGGTCGGCGTTGCCGGGGGGCTGCTGCGCGACCGGATGCGCGATCTGGTGCGGAACAATCCGCATGCGGCGAAAGCCGTGGCGGTGCTGGTCAACAACATTGTCGGCGCGGGCATCATGCCGCGCGCCGCCAGCGGCAACGACAAACTGGATCGAAAGGTCGATGCGCTCTTCGCGCGGTGGTCGGATGCCGCCGATGCCGACGGCCAGCTCGACTTCTACGGGCTACAGACGCTGATCTGCCGCGAGATGGTTGAGGCGGGCGAGGTGCTGGTGCGCCGCCGCCTGCGGCGATCCTCGGACGGTCTGCCCGTCCCGCTGCAATTACAGGTGCTGGAGGCCGACTTCCTCGACGCCACGAAATCCGGCGTCCTCGGCGCGGGCCGCTTCTTGCAGGGGATCGAGTTCGACCCGGTCGGCAAGCGTCGGGCCTACTGGCTCCATGCAGAACATCCGGGAGACGCCTACGGCGCCTTGCAGAACGGTCTGCAGAGCCGCCCGGTCCCGGCGACCGAGATCGCCCATGTCTACGAGAAGCAGCGCACGCAGGCGCGCGGGGTTCCCTGGGGCGCGCCGGTGATCCGGTCCTTGCGCGATCTCGACGACTACGAGGTGGCCGAGCTGGTCCGGAAGAAGACCGAGGCCTGCGTCACCGCCATTGTCTTCGGCGATGATGAGGCGCAGCAGGGTATCGCGCCATCGGTGGTCGACGCCGACGGCAACCGGGTCGAGCAGTTCGAACCGGGGCTGATCGCCTATGCGCGCGGTGGCAAGGACATCCGGTTCAACCAGCCGTCGGCCACCGGCGGCTATGCCGAGTACAAACGGGCCAGCCTGCACACGATCTCGGCCGGGTTCCGGGTGCCCTACGAGCTGCTGACCGGCGACCTCAGTCAGGTGAATTATTCTTCGATCCGGGCGGGCCTCGTCGAGTTCCGCCGCCAGATCGACGCCGTGCAGTGGCAGCTGTTCATCCCGATGTTCTGCGCGCCGGTCTGGCGCTGGTTCACGGAATCCGCGTGGGCGGCGGGCCAGATCCCGACGCCGGACGTGCCGGTCGAATGGTCGCCGCCGAAATTCGAGGCAGTTGATCCACAGAAGGACGCGATGGCCAACCTGCTGTCGATCCGCTCCGGCACCATGACGCTGGCCGAGGTGATCGCGCGGCAGGGCCGCAACCCCGACGCCGTGCTGGCTGAAATCGCAGCCACGAATGCCAAGCTCGACGACCTTGGGCTGGTGCTGGACAGCGATCCGCGCCGCGTCACCAAGACGGGTAGCGCGCAATCCAATGACGGGGCCAGCGATCCGTCGAACGAACCGGCCGACGACGAGCCCGCCGCCGACACGGACACCGACACGGACACCGACCCGGCGCAGGCCGAGCCCGACCAACAGGACTGACCAATATGGACACGATGATCGAAATCCCGGCCTTGCGTCGGATGGCGGAGCTTGCGCCGAACTCAGCCGATACCGACACCCGCACCGTCGAGGTGATCTGGTCGGCAGGCGCGCGGGTCCGCCGGTCGACCCTGTTCGGAGAGCCCTATGACGAGGAGCTCAGCCTCGATCCAACCCATGTGCGGCTGGATCGTCTGAACGCGGGCGCGCCGTTTCTGAAGGTGCACGAGGTCGACACGCTGGATGCCGTGATCGGCTCGGTCGTGCCGGGTTCGGCGCGTATCGAAAACGGTCGCGGCATTGCTCAGGTCCGGATCAGCGAACGCGCTGATGTCGAACCGATCTGGCGCGACATC